TAACTGGCTAACCTAGCATCTCCTGAATGCTGTCATCCATGGCCTGCCGCGTAAAATCGGCAGGTCTTATGCGTACAGTTTTACCGCTTGGAGCGGTGCGCAGTATAAACAATCGTATATCCAACGCCACATACGCAAATATGTGCGCATCGCCGTTTGCGCGTGTGAACATATAACACGGCTTACGTTTACGATCACCGCGCGGCTCAAGGGTCGCCTTAACCTGCATCGTCAATAGATCCCCATTGGCCGACTTAACCCATAGGTCATCGTCCTGCATGTCTACCCGATGGCAGCGTATCCCGCGCTGCTCAAGCTCGGCGGCGACGAGAAACTCGCCCGCACGACCGACGTTTATGCTGTTGGCCACAGCCGGAATATACTATAAATATCATAATGTTACTACGGGCAAAGCTGCTCGCACTTGTAAGACCGCCAAAGCTCCTCAACGCCCCATAGCTGATCTTGCGGCATGACAAAGCATTTGCCCCTGCCTAAATCAGTCTGCATTGCTTTTTCGACAAATGCCTTACGTGATATGCAACCAGCAACATCCATCACATTTTCGTCATTTGTCTTTGTCACAAGCACCGCAGCGCGTGACTTGAATGCTTCAAGCGATTTGAACAAAAGCTGGCCTGTCGGGTAGAACGTAGACTTAACGTCTATGCTTATTTCGCCAAGCCATAGATCAACGCCGTCATCTACGCCCAGCGTGTTGGGGTTATATGAAACGTCATAAAGCTTGGCGACAGCAACCTCTGAGCGTATGCCAAGGAAATCCAGATCAACGCCGCTGCGTACATCGCGCTGCTGATTTACAATGCCACCGGCCCGCGCAAGTGTTGAGCGCAAATTAGCGCTTTGGCGGCAATCAGCCATATCCTTATCTGTGAGCTTAATTAGCATTATAAGGCAAACTCCTCCTGCGTGCGCAGGCGGTACAGTTGCTGGCCCTCAATAAACGACGTCTTCACGATTGTTCGGCGCTCACGCATGGTTTTCAGGCCAATGTCGATATGGACGGCGTCCTGCTCAATCATGCTGCACAGGTCGCCCACAGACAGCTCGTCATGCCTACTCAGGCAGCGCTTGATCTCTTTGCGCAGCTTCTCCAGCGGCCACGGCTTGTGGGCATACGCGTGCATGTCATCGCGGCCAATCAGCCTGCGCTTCATGCGCGCGTTCTCGATGATCGCCAATTCTTTCCAGCGTTCCAGCGGTGTTAGGTTTTCCGTCATAGCCGCCGCTCCAGCATATCGCACAGCGAAATGATTTCCTCGGCGCGCTGCTTCATTGTGCGGCGCTCCGGCTTGCGCGCCGCGTCCATCCGCATGATGTCTGCCTTGCGCCGGATCGACATGATAATCATCTGCGGCGTTGGCTGCGTCGGCGTGCTGCTATCCTCGTCGATATGCGCGCCAACGCTGGCGCTGTTTTCCAGTTTCGATAGATCCCATTTAGCCATTTTCGTTCTCCTGTGTTGGACGTGGCTGTGGTCTGACGTCGGGCCACGGGCGGCGGTAGTCTGCCTCGCCGCCCATTTCAACGCATTGCGGTTCAAAGATCCGCGCTAAGTCGTAGTATTTCGCAAACGCTTTGCACTCGTCCGGCGACGAGAATATCACGAAGGCCATGAAGACGGGTTCAGCGAGTGTCATTTGATTTCCTCGCAAAACAACCCGCATTCAAAGTCCAAGTTTTTCATTGGCTTACCCTTTGCGTCTGGCGATAGCTCGTCCAGAAAGATGCGCTCGTTGTTGACTCGCACTAGCTTTGCACCTAGTTCGCGTGATTGTTTTGCGCGTTGGTCAAACACGTCAGGGTGCATTCCACGCACATGGTTCCAGTAGGTTGGGGAAGTTGCCTTCACGCATCCTATGCAGTTGGCGTTTGGGTATCCCATGCTGTAAATGCGTGGCGGCTTGATGCCATGATCTGCCAAAAACATGTAGCAGTCAGCCTTTGTCATCTTTTCGTCAATTAATACGGGGATAACATTATCACGCTCAGTCAGCACAAACCTGTCATGCCGCTGCTGTTCTTCCAGAGTAAAGCCAAGCACATGCCAATCTGGATTATTAGCTTGCTCCCATATTTGGCGAGCGCGTTTCTTCAGCTCAACTGTGCATGGCGCGCCTGCAACACCCGACATAAATTTGCGCTTAGCCCACACGTCTACCGCCGAATGGCTTGGATATGATGGGTTTTCCGCAAACTCTATTTCAACGCCAAGCCACTTCTCAACGTCACGCAGAAAACGCAAATTGTCTTCGTCTTCCTCAGCAACGGGGTTGTTGACGATCCGCACATCAGCAATCATGCCATATTTGTTTAGCGTCTTATACGCTGCCACAGCACTCGCTGCCCCTGAGCTAAACCAAACTGCAATGGTGTCAGTCATTCCATCTCCTCCAGCCTTGCATCAACAGCAGCCTTAACAAGCCTGAGATGATACTTGGTTGATTGGTCAATTATCGCCAACACAGTTTCATGCACAACGCGGCCTTGCAGATTAACAACAGGCTTTGCGTGATCCAGTATTGTAAGCTGCAAATTATACAGGCTGCCATGTACGCCGTCATCTCGAAACTCTGCGGTTTGGTTTGCGCTGACTTTATGCTTGTACTCGAAATATTCATCGCGGGGAGTTGTGATATATATACCCATCACATCCACCCCATGCTAATGTCTTGTGTCCACTTAGCCATTATTCTTCCTCTTCCTCGCTACGCCAGTCGAAGTCATCTTCGTCTTGGCATTCTGGGCAGCGCACCGTTGTCCACGCATCGCTGTCCGGCGTGTTGACGAAACTCGGCAGATCGATGAAGCCGGTTCCGTCACAAGTCGTGCAGATCATTTGTACACATCCGCGTTAATGCTCCACAGCACCAAGGTTGCGCGCTGCTGTCCTGCACGCTGGTTTACGTGCGCTCGGCATATCTCGCCGCGTGAGTGCATGTTTTCGAGATGCTGTGAAAGCTTGCGCGGCTCAACGCCAACGACGTCGGCAATGTCTGCCGTCTCGCAATAGCTGACGTCGGCGCTCTGGAGCATCGCAAGGATCTTCCGCTGGACGTCGGCCCAGTCTACCGGCTTAGGCTCCTCGGTGGGAGCTTGCACGGCCTCTGCTGGCGATTCATTCGCTGTACCCAGCACGTCACGCGCAGCGCGGCGCTCCTGAACGTAGGCGGCGACCCACGGCGTGCGATGGCGCTGATCCTCGACGGAGTTTTGCACGATAATACCGATGCAGATGTCATCAAGGTTTGCGTGGGCTTGTTGCAATAAGCGCGGCGAAATATGTACGCTCTCGCCATTGTCGGTGCGCACACCAAAGCCTGTGCCAGTGTCGGTAATGTGCGTGATTAAAAATTCATGTGTATGCGTCAAGTTCATTTTGGTTTCTCCTGTTAAGATTCATTGGTCATTACTTGGCCGTAACCTGACTATAATTTATCTAAAAGATATCTGTCAACAATTAATTTATATCTGAGTGCTATTGACACGATATATATTTATCTGTAGCTGTTGCAATTGAGCTACAGAAGGAGAACGAAAATGGAGCTTCAACAATTATTGGTTCGCGTGCGGCCAGAGGTGATTGCGGGATTGGACTTGTACAAGGACAAGACGCGTATGACAAAGGCGGCAACAGTAGAAATGGCGCTGCGTGACTTCTTAGCGAAGCACGATATTGTAGTTGAGCAACCTTTAACTGAATAAGGACTCAACTATGAGCGATCCAGTGACCATTGGCATAGACTGCGGATATCGTACTGGCGGCGTAGCAATCATCACGGACACATGGTCTGAGGTGCATGACTTGCCGGTGTACAGCGAAGGCGGCGTAGACGTCGTGGCGCTAAACGATATTATAATGAGCTGTGATGCTGTCGATCACATCTGGATAGAGCGGAAGCAAGCAATGCCAAAGCAGGGCGTCAGCTCAACGTTTAAGCTGGGATATGCGTTTGGCCAGATCACATCTACTGTTGCGCTTTCTCGCTCAAGGTTTACGTTGGTAGGCCCAGTTAATTGGA